GTAATGGGAAGCCCACTCGGCATGCCCTGATGTTTTTGGGCAAGGGAGTTTCCGACACACGTAAAGGTGTGAATCGCATATTCAACCAATCTCATTCTGACCACATCATCCTCGTGCGTCCAATCGGGAAGTTTCCGGTACATCGGATTAATGACCTGTTCCACGACTTTTCCCATCACGGCTCCGTTGAGTCTACCGTCCCACTTCTGATAATCCCCAGCTATCATGCAATCGCCTTGCGAGCGAAGCCTGTTAGCTAGGAAAGTCCAATCGCCACCAGTAGGGTTTATACCTATGGCGCTTGGGAGTTTGGCGGCATTACTATTCATAAGAGCAATGAAAGAACCAAAGTACTTTCTGTACAAAAGATTCAGATGGAGAGGAGCACAGCTAAACAATCGAGTTTTTCCTGTCTTGATCTTGTTCTGCGACACGGTTTCCTGTTTCAGGTTTCGTAGTTGTAAGCAAAGGGAACGTCTTGGCCAAGTCTGGCACAACGCTCCCACTCAAGCATGGCATTTCGAACATGTGTGGCGGGGTTCTCTCCTCCAACCACAGTGCGTTCAAAGTCCCAATGGTACAAACCTTCCTCATCTTGAGTGAAAAGGAAATGTTTGCCTTTGGATCCTTGTGGGCGCATGTTCTTCCAGGGAGCACCAGGTGAAGTGGACATATCTGTCCCAACAAGCCCTATAGAGGGCGAGCCGTTTATCATCTCGTGTTCCGAAAGCAAATTCTTTTTAATCCGATGAGCCATAAGTTTCTCTCTCAGCAAATCACATGCAAGTTGCACGTGATCAGCTGGGAAAGGTTTTACTGGAACTTCGTATTTCTTGAAGCCTTCTGCCATGGGACTGGTGTAGTCCTCGGGTGTCTGGGTGTAGTCGATTCGGGGGTCTTTTCCGGAAAGCACAGCCGGTCCTTTAGTCACTGGAAAAATCTTCCCTGCCACTGGAGTCGGTATGATGTCAACCTTAGTTGGAAATCTCTGAGCAAGAGAAGGAAGCATCACTCCATGGAGTTCGATCTCGCCACCTGGTATAATGGTAGCCTTATCGAGTGCCTCCTCTGGGGACAAGCTCATAATCTCTGCATGTGTGGGACCAGATTGGGCCCCGCGAACGAGTTTTGGGTAATGTTGTTTGATATTGTTTTCAAGCACCTCAAAGGTAATCGGTGAGGACAACCCTTTCTCCTGGGAACTGATTCCTGCCACGTGAAATCCACAGATGCGACCTGTGAGGGAAGCATCCAAGGCTACGAGCATGGCACCACAGTCTCCCTTTTGAGTTGGGACTTTGTACTCAAATCCCTTCAGCAGAGTATAGTGGCCTGTATGTTCATTCCCGTAGGTATAACCAAATCCAGTATGCCAATCCTCTGTGGAGGTAATGCTTGTTGTATCGATGTAATTTGAAGAAGTATAGTACCCACCAGCTTCAGTCTGGTGTTTCACCAACATACTCTTAAAACGCTCAAGCTTCTTCAGCTCGCTCTCTCTGACAAAGTGATGTAAGATATCAGGGAACGACTCGACGGAGTTGTCCAGCTCAATTAAGGCAAGATCCAATTCCTCCGTTCCGTTTGTAACTCGCACAGCTTTGGTGTAATCAATGCTCACAAGATGTGTGCGCTGCACGGTCTTCACGGTCGTTTCAAGTACAGTGGGTACCTGGGGTACAAAGTGCCAAGGAAACGCAATTAAGCGCCCCACAAGGCCTACCCCTTTGATTTTGCTGGATCTATGGTCTTCTCCAGCAGTGCCATCCCTAATTAGGGAAATCAGGCACTTTGGTCCGAATTTGTTATTAATAAACTCTAGTCCGTTAAGGTCAGAGCAGCCCTGAAGCTCTGCCACTTGTTTGGCACTATCTTGGTGCCAGGGCTCAACCCCTCCTGCGATCGCTGCCTCGGCTGCTGCCTTTCGCACGTTGTTGAAGAACTTAACGTTCTGTCTTCTGATCGCTTTAATCGTACCGGCTTCGCCATAAGCTCCGGCTGAACCTTCCAACTCATAAATAGCTGAAAGACGTCCAGACGAAACGCCGATAATAGCAGCTTGAATCACTGATCCAAGGATCTGCCTATAACTTGGGGGGTATTTTTCCACAATTTGTTCTATCAGACCGTTTGGGAGTTCAACGGTTCCGACAACTTTCTGTTTTGTTTGTCCAATCTTGAAGTAATTTCGTACAAACTCCAAACTCTTATAAGTAAGAAAGATAGTACTTACAGTCAAAATGGCTTTCAAGGTCCATTTGGCTCCTGTTCTGATGGTATCACTTGTGAAGAAACGTTCGGTAGCAACAGCTTCATCTTCTTCACGAGCGCTTTCGAGAGCATTCTCAGTGACGGCATCATAAAAGTTAACGTCCACTGATCCATCAAGATTTCGTCTTCCTCCGACATAATCACTCGAGCCTCCTTGGACTTCAGCAAATCCGTTCTCTTCATCACTGGCATCTGTCCACGACCACTCATCGTGCACCACTTGTGGCTCAACAATTTCCATCTCTTCGTCGAAAACAACTTCTACCGGGGGGGAGGGAGGCTCCAACATCCAGTTGAAGTAAATCTTCATCGATTCACGCACATTCTCACCACAGTACACATTGTACTCTTGATAGAACAGTTCCTCAAACAGTTGGTAAACCTCTTCATCATCTGCCTTCTCTTCCAGCACACAATCCATTCTGTACTCTATAGTTCCTTCTTGAAAGATTCTATATAGTACTTTTCTCTCATGGCACCATCTGTACCAAGATTTCCCGATAACACCGAGTTCGGCATCACGCGTGGCGATAGCGTTTTTCTCTATAATCGCTTGCCAGAAGTTGATATAATTAACTTCGTTCCAGTGGGAAATTTCTGGACTAGGGTGATAAACACAACACAAAGCTCTTTCGGGCAGGTCTTGGTCGCAACTAAAAGCTCCACAACATTTACACCTCTTCGCAGCAGGATACTTCTCAGGATTCTGGGCCAGGGTAGCAAGTACACGTTGTCCATAAAACTGAAGATCGGCGTTGTAATTGAAAAGGATGTGGTCTGCTTCACTACAAACAAAACGAGTTCGCGCTCGAATCTCGTCTCCATAGTTGAGTTGACGACCTTCATCAGCGATGAAAGGGCATTGAGGGTGTGGCAATATCGGTCCTTCGTGAACATCTGATTGAACAGAAGCGGGTATCATTACAGGATTACATCCAGAGGATGTTTTACCTATGGTGGACCCAGCACCAGGAAACTTGTTTTGAATCTGCGGGACAGTAAAGCCAACAGTTCCAAGCTGGTTAGTATGATCTTGAATCAAAGGCAGGGGCTCGTCCTCTACCTCCATGGCTCCTATTGCCACAATTTCACAATTCTTCTCATACCAGAGATTCATCTTCTGCACTAGGTATTTACATACCTGATTGAAGGACAAAGAGTCCGAGTGCAAGGGTTTCTGTGTCATGCGATCATGTAAAATGAAAGCATAACGGCCTTTAACATCTTCCAATGGAGCGGAAGGATTGGCCAAAACCACTTCAATGAGAGCAGCTCTCCTGCGATGTAATGCAGTGGGCTCTACTATCTCTGTAGGACATGGATAAGGATTGTTGGTTGTGGCTATACAAGCCAGAGAGGTAAAGGGCATTCCTTTATCAGCCAATGAAGCCTGGGGAGGAGACCAAGGTGTCGCAGATATCATCGAGATATAATCTCGATACTCCGATTGTGTTGGGGTAGTTTGCTTTGATTGAGCCCAATCATCGCACGAAAACCAAGACTGTTGCCTATAATTGGAATAATAGGCATCCGAAGAAGACCTTGAATACACAAGATTCTCCTGATCAAAAGGCATCTTACACCCATTTCTTGGGTCAGACAGCGTCTTGATAAAACAGTCGGTAATCACTGATTTGCCGACACCAGGTTTGGAAAATAGCATAATGCTAAACGGGGTATGTCTCGTCTCTTGAACGTGTGAATTTTGATATATAAGAGCAAAGGACAAAATATCCTTAATGCACTTCCAAATCACAACCATCTGTTGTGTCTTAGCAAACTCCGGCTGAATCATGATCTGATCTTCGATCTGCATGGCCTGAACACATAAAGTATTCAGCTCAGCACCCGTTTCTTTCGAGTACAAAATCTGGTTTCTTCTCACAGGATCCAAAATCCTGTTGCACCTCGTCACAAAGGCCTTCACATCTATCTTTTCATTGTGAAGCCACTCCTCAACAAAATAACAAAAAGTTCCCTTAGGGAACAAAGCCATAAAACCATTCTTTATAAAGAGGATTATACTGTCCATAAAACCTTCAATTGAAGCCT